TCAGCCATCGTGAAGGGTGTTTCTCCGGAATTGAATCGCAATTCGTTATCCTGTAATCGCTGTAAAACCAGGGGATCGTAAAGGCGAAACAGGGCGGAAGCTTGAAGGAGCTGCACCATTCCATGAATGGGATAGTCTGAGCGCAATCTTCGCCACTGGGTACCAGCCAGGTCACCCAGGCGGTTGGGTGCCAGTTTATTCAACAATTCGGGGGAAAAGCTAAAAGAATTTGGTGAGAAATATAAATCCACCAGATATTTCAAAGACTCTCTCTGCCGCTCTGCAGACACTACTGCAAAAGGCGCCCGGCCGTTTGGATCTCCGATGTGATCTCTATGGCTGTAAATTCCGCCCACAAATTTAGGTAAATTGGCTGCAGCAATTGCATATTCGGTAATACCCTGACCGAATGCCAGCCGGTATTTTTGATATTTTTCTCCCTTGGTATTGAACTCCTTCGGTATATTTTTCCATAACTCCCTGGCCATATCGGTTCGTCTTTTGTAATAAAGCAACGGGTCGTTTCCCAGGTCATAAAGATTACACAGGGGATCTGCACCCCGGGTAGAAAGACCATAGGCATCCTCATCGGTCCCGTATTGAAGGAGGGGATCGGCTACCTTTTCAGCAATTTTTTCCAGCCTTTTACTGGCCCCGCTGAAGTCAGCAATGGCCTCGTAAAAAGATTCCTCGCTCAGTCCGAGATGAAAACAGATGCTCCGGGCCCCTTCCAGGTTTTGCAAATTATGTTTACCAAATATTTCTAATGGGATATCCCCTTCTGATGTTTCGAGTATCGTGGCCCCGTTTTCTATACGGTAAGCAGGCGTCTTATAGGCATATCTCTTTATTTGATTCGTCGTTTCTTCCACTACTTTTTTTACTTCCGGATCTTCTTTGTCTCCAAGTTGACCACTCAAATATAAGAAAATATCAGATCTACTTTTTGCCAATCTAATATTCCCATCATCAATTCTCATAACATAATAAATTCCCTCTTCAAATAAGAATGTTTGTACAGTTCCATTAGAATCTTTCTGTGGCGTATAATAAACCGCATCGCCCGTATAGAATCCATGATCCGTTGTAGATGTGACTTTAATATCAAATCCCTCTGGATATTCATCAGTTAAATTATAACTTAAAATATTTGGATTTAATGTTTTTGAATATGATGGAATCGATTGTGATGCTACTAAATTTTTACTTCCCAGTACATAAGTGTTTTGAACATTAGCATCAAAATTATTAATGTTGTAAATATTGGATGATGCTTTTAATCTTTCTCTTGTAAACGTGAATGTAACACCTTCAATGAGATTATTTTTATCGGGTTGGGGTTGATACGGAAGTATAACACCTTCAGCGTCAAAAATTTTATCACTTAAAATGTTTACAACATTAAAACTATATGAAGTACCATCAGATGCTTTAAAATTAATCTTGTCTCTTAATCTAAGGGTATGTGAATCGTATAAAGTTATTCTATAATTCTTTGGTGATCTAAATTGAACAGAACTAATAATTACATCTTCATTTTCGTCTTTCTCCCATTTGACATCAAAAGTAGGAGATGTATTAAATATCCATTTGTTTAAAGTATTATTTTTTGGATCTATTCCTAAAGTCTTTACGCGAACTTTTTCTCCTGGAGAATGATAATATGAATTTCTGCCAAAATCAAGAGAATTTAATACTGATCTAATTCTGACACTAATTCTATTTGTAGTATCAAGACCAACATACGAATATGCGAAAGTATCGATATTTAATTCGCTACCATCAAGAATTGTTGATGTTACATTAGAACACCCTACAAATTCAGTAAGAGTTTTTGAAGTATATGAAATTATTCCAATTTCTCCATCAGGATAAACAATAGAAAGATCTCCACTTGAAGGAAATCCTATTGTTGAATCAACATCAATGTAAGTTTGTCCTATAGAAACTTGTCCGATTACTTTTGTTTTTGGATGTACTGAGAATTTTCCGTAGATTGCTCCATCAACATCAATGTCTCTATCATAACCAGAATCTAAACTTAATTGATAATATTCTGTTGTATTAATACCAATATTTAACTTTTCTACCTTAGTAATAGGAGCAAATGCTTTTGGAATATTACTGTACGTATCTTGATATAAAGTTAAATTTTCTAAGTCAAATGGATTTCCTTCAACACTTTCAACAACTAAATCATTTGTAATTTTATATCCAGCATCTGATGGTCTAAAAAGAAACTCTTTAGGTTTTATTATTTCTACGTCTTTTCCATATAAAGCACTGAAAAGAATCTTAAATGATTGATCTGTTCCTTTAGATGAATAAAAATCTTTTGACTGTTTGATGAATAGATTTTGGTTTAAAGGAGATTCATCTGGATTTGGATCTCCAGGAAATCTTTCTACGGTTTTAACTGCTAAATCTCTATCACCAAATCCAGGTAAAAATTGTTTTTTTGTTTTATTTAAAAACTGTTTTAAGAATAAAACACTCAGATTTTCTATAGTATCTCCAGAAAGATGATCAGATGCTTCTGAAGTGGTAAATACTAATTCTTCTGGGTTTCCAAATTGTCCATAAGAAGATATTCCAGAAAATCCTCTAATACATCCAGTAAATGAAAATCTTGTTTTACCTGTGTAAGTAATTATTTCATTACCAATTTTTAAAAGACCATATGAATTTGGGAATCCATCAGTAGTTCCAGAAGCTGGATCTATATTTACAGTTTCGTCAGAAAAAGAGAGATTAGAAACAAGTAATAAAGAATCTTTAGTGTTAGCAGATTCTTCTAATCTTATGTACCTATCAATATTTTGAATGAGATCAGCAGGAGCACCTTGATATTCCTGAGACAAATAATACTGAGATAAAAACTCCGATACAAGAGGAAACTCCTCTCTTACATAAAGTGGGAGTTGATTCTTGACTACTTTGTTAAACTGAACTCTTTTTTCTGTCATTTTATTATCTTACTAAATTCCCGTTTGTGTAACTCGATGATACCGTATAGTTTGATGCTGAAAAATCTAATCCAGATGAGATAGAGTCTGAAATCATTTCAAAATTACTCTTACTTATATCTAGTTGCAAATACAAATCCTGTTTTCCAATAACATCATTTGATTTGGGAATTGCAGATATTTCTATGATTGCTCTTCCATCTTTGTTTTTAGCAGAAACAATGTTAAGCGGGTTTAGTAATATCTCTCCAGTTTTATAATTTATTGTTCCAACGTTTTCTCTTACAATTGTATAATCTTTCGAACTTGGAGAGTCAACAGTGAATAAGAATATTCTTCCAGTTTTAGATTGATTATATGTGGTATTTCCGATTTGATCTACAGAATCGCCAAGATATAAATCAACATCAATCCCATTAATTCTAAATGCAGAGGATCTAATATTAAATCTTTCTGATTTAATATGAAATTCATTTCCAAATCCAATCTTATATTCAGTGAACGCATTGAGAACAACTCTAAGGTCTCTTCTCATTTGAATGACAGTTATATTCGAAGTTATAGAAGAGTCGCTATCATCGATAATTTTTAAAAATTTACTATACTTAAACTTTGCACCGTACTTATTTAATTCGCTTGATTCGGAATATTTTGTCACGTTTGTATTTACGATGCTTGAGACATATGCAGAACTCTTAGCTAAGTTAGAGTTATAATAAACTTTCGAATCTGTTTCAACATAAAGGTATTTCAAGTCTAATATTTCTGGAACAATTCCAGCAACAGCATATTTTTTAAGTTTGTTCTTGATATTCTCTTTAATCAGATTTGGTATAAAATCTCCATTTCTTGGTTTTATACTAATGAAAACCTTTCCATACTGAGGAGGAGATAAGTCCTCACCACCAAAAACAGTTATTGATTCTGTTTCTGGATATATCCTTGTAGGAATTAATGATTGATAGTCATCAACTGTTACTGCTCTGTTATATGAGGCATAAACTTTTGGTGCGAATTTTTTAACAGATTCAACAGATTCAATAACATCTCCACCATTAGAAGATGTATTCGTCGTTAAAAGTGAAATCCCAGATGTTAAATTATACTCTATTCCGTTTCTTGAATATGTCAGTCTTCCATTAAAAAGAAACTGACTTATGCCATTTCCAGAATCTCCATTGGAAACAACATATTCGATTTCGATTATATCACCATTATCAAGTTTTCTTCCAAAGATTCCATCTCCAAACAAAATCTCATATCTTTCATCTTCGATTTCTTGAATGAAATAAACTCTTGATTCTCCATTTAAATCAAACAAATCTTCTTTCAGTTCATATTTTGTTCTGGTGGTTCCTCCTTCCAAAACAAAAACATTAATCAGATTGGTATCAACACCAGAATTTGGAAGAATGTATCTTTGATTTGGGTTAAAAGAATTTACAGTATATGTTGTTGTTATTACATTTCCTTCGTAAATTAGAAGATCATCAAAAGATGCAATATTATCGAACACTGGAACAGTGACATCATCTAGTACTGAAAACACAAATGATGTATTGCCAAAGTTTCCAGATGATGCAGCAACAACTCCTTTCTTCAAAACCAGTGAAGTTGGTTTTACTGTTTCACTTGAAGTATCAACAAAGAAAGATATATTTGCTTCTGCTGATTTCCTTGATCTGGGGACATATCCAATATTCCTTGCCAGAGCAACGACGTTCTCCCGGAGGGTGGCACTATCAATGAATACCTCATTAGATACCATGTTGGCATTATATGAGGTAATATAGGTGTTATATGCCAAAACATCAAGAATCGTTGAAAGATTAGATCCTTCAAAATCATAATCAGTGAAGTTTGAATTACTTCTTAAGTAATCAATAAGATTAGTTTTAATCTGGTCAAAATCCAGATTAGTGAAGTTTAGTAGTGGCATTTACCTTGTTGGTTGCAAAACAAATTCTAATTGTTGTGGAGTAATGTCTGCTCCTATAATCTCATATACGATAATTACATCAAAAGAATTATTGTCATAGTCTGGATATGCTTCAACACTGATCAATCTAACTCTTGGTTCATAGTTAGTGATAGATTGTCTTATTTCATCAACAATGATTGAAGCAGAAATATCGTCAATATTCTCAAATAATGATGCTGAAATGTTTGATCCAAAATTAGGGTCAAAAAATTTCTCACCTGGAAGAGTAAAGACGATATTTCTTATAGAACGAGCAATCGCGTTCTCATTTTTAAGGGCAATCAAATCATTGCTCAGGGGATTTTCCTGAAACGTCATACTAATATCTTTAAATCCCTGACTTACCCTTTGTAGAGGCATTTATTATTATAATTCTATCTTATTTATTAAGGATTTTTTGATTCATAGAGTGGCTCAGTACCATATTCCCAGTCATCATAGTCATCATCATTACGAATCTTTTCATGAATTTCATTTTGAACCGCAAAATCATGTTTTTTGGGTGTCATATCATCATTTGCAATCTCACGAAGCATTTTTTGCTTTGGTTGAGACCAATAATCAGTAATTAAACTAGTCGTTCCCCATGTTTCTCTCATATAATCAATGTTCCTGTCTGGATTCGGGTTGTTTGCCATCTGTTTCGTCCTCTAAATTGGTTAAAACAGAACTTTTTACGGGGTTGCTATCCCGTTCTTTTGCAGTTTTCCAGAAATATTCGTCTTCACGACCCATTCCAAGGCGATCAAAACCACATTCTACCTCATAAATGCGAGTCGAAACCTTAAAATCAGGCATTTTTGGTTCAACAGGTGTCAAACTGTTATCAAATATACGTAATCTGTTAT